CTTGTGTTGGCTCAATTCGATCAGATTGTCCACCAATGCGTCCACCTTTGAGTTTAAGCATTGTTTGGCTGTTGTTGATATGAGCAGCGTCAAGCAAAGCACGAAGAGAACCGGTGAGAGCAGCACTAAGACCACCAATAAGCTGAGGTAATCCAATAGCGTAAGCTCCACGCCATGGGATAAATTTAAATTCGACATACCAGTCCAATTTTTCAAGCTTTTCATCGCCATATGCCCAGTTTCTGTAAAGTGCCAGCACTTTATCAGTGCTTTCGTCAATTGTTAAAATGTATGGTGCACGACGACCTTCAGTTTCGGGATCATTATCTAGCCTTAAAAAACAAGTGATTTCATAAACCCGACGAACACCATCAACATTCTTTTCAGGTTTTTCTTTACCTTCAATTTTGTTATTGGCTTTTTGCGATCTTGTTATTTCATCAGTTTCAATTTCCGAAATGTAGTCGCCGTCAATATCTCTGTACACGCCTTGATCAATGCGTTGTTTAAAGATATCTTCTGTAATGTCTTGAACTTCAGTTACACGAGCAGAAGTGTAAAAATTAGTAGATGCATAAGGTAGCAAAATGCTATCAATCGGAACCCACTCTGTTGTAGGACGTTTTAATTCATGATCCCAACGCCATTTTAAGTATTGTGATCCACCCAAAGGAAGTTGGGTGAGCATTTGTTCCATTTCATCACGATACTCTGAAATTTGTTCTGTTAACTGCCAATTCATAAAATTGGATTTACGTTCAGCAGTTTTACTACGCTCTCTGTCGTCTTCTCCACGTATATAGGATTTAACAATCCCTTCTGATGGTAACAACTCACGAGCAGCAGATGCAGCAAAGTCTACACAAGACTCTGCCATAACGGGGTGAACGACTTTAGAAGCACCATCAAAGGTTGCGCCTCCAGGTGCGTCCTTACCTAAACCAGTACGGCGAAGGCCGTCTTCGTATTGTTTGTCGCGCTCTTTACGAGCTTCACGATCAACTTCAATTAATTCTAAAAATTCATTGGCAAGTAAATTTAACTCACCCTCATCAAATTCTTCTGCTAAGTTAGCATAAAATTCAGGATCTTTAAGCGGGCCTACAGTAGGTTCAAAATTAATAATAATCGAACCGTCTTCTTGTTCAATAATGTTTCCTTGAAGGTTTTCATCATCTTCAAGTCCCATCATTTCTTCATAAGAATCTACTTCTTCATTATTTATATCAAAATCTTTTTCTAATGAAGGCAAGTTTGCTCCCGATTGCATTGGAAGTTTTGGTGAGATTGCCATTAATTAATTTCCAAAAAAGTTTATTGTACCACCGTTTGCAAACAATCTTCCAGGTTTATTTTGTTCAACCGTTGGAACAAAATCTCCTGCTGGATTAGAATATTCATTTGCACCCAAATCTTGTTTAACTGGTGGTTGGTAATTATACGCAGCATTTATGGCGGCCATTAATTCTGCATTTTTAGGATGATCAACAGCGTAACCAAATTGATTATAGCGATTACTGTGTTGAGCACCAGTTCTGCCAGTCATATCAGAACGTCCAGTGCCATTCCATATTTCTTGAAAAGGTTTTTTAAGTCGATTAGCCGCTTGTTGTTTATCAAACAAAGCTGCCGCAAAATCAGCAGCTACTTGATTATGACCCATCTCATTTAACAAAGCCGCTTTTTGCATGGCAATTTTGTTGTGTTCATTAAGTGCATTAAAACCAAAATCACTACGACCTTCAACCAATAACATACGAGCCAATTGCTCAGGAGAAAGTTGTGGTATTCCTAAAGACTCGCCCGCACGCATTGCTTTAATGTATTCTTCAATCGTTGTTTTATCCAAACGAGTTGGCATTGTTTCCATACGATCTTTACCACCATATTTACCAGTGGGGTCTGCACGATACACATTAATTGGGTTAGAAGGGGTCATATCAACATTACCCAAAGCACCACCATATAAACCTAGTGTTGACAAAGTTTGTGATTGAGAAGCTGGTGGCTGACCTCCACTCGCAAGATGCGGTATGCCCGCAAGCTCGAGAAGCATTTCGTGAGGGGATTTGAGAATAGGAATCGTCATATCTATAACTACTTATGCAAAAATACTGAAGTGTTCGCCCTAAACAGCATAGGGGTTATATCTTTTTTTACGCATCTCGTCATCAATGTATTCAAACCCACGATCAGGAAGGATATCAAGTTGAATCCACCCAGAATCCCGCAATACCCGCAATGCTTGCGATAAAGTATCCACATAGTCGTCGTGCCCCCCACTTTCAGGGAACGAACACACTTGCCGTATGAATCGCTTTGCCCAGCTGGCAATCTCTCCCGGAATGTCGGTGTCTTCTGGGATATACACTTTACCTTTGGCAATCAATGGTGCCACAATGTTCAAACGCTGTACTTTGTCCGCTCTGCCTGGATTGTAACCACGCACAGGCACACCCGCACCTTGGAGCTCTTGGATAAGCGAAATACCAGCGGACTTATCTTCCATCAGGATAAGATCTGCTTTTCTGCCCTTACCAAACGTGTTGTCCGCACCGTACACAACCTCTTTAAAGTCATCAATCACTTTACGGCGCAGTTCAGGGTAGCCAAGGTGTGCATCCCACGCATCCAAAAGGATAAGTGCGGTGCCAATGTCGTTAGATTCAAACACCCCCCACACAGTGCAAGCAGTGGGGTCGTTCGCCGTTTTCTCCGAAGTAGCGGGGTCGTAGCTGGCGATTAAGTACTCTAGCGTAGGAGTGGGCTTTTTGGCTGGCCACATCTTAAACCATTTACGCTTGACGATACCAGCGTCTTCTGGGTCAAGGATAGCACCATAGATCTCTTGCTTACCTAGATCAGTGCCGTCATATGTTTCTAACGCTTTGAAGAACGATTCAGATAGGTTAGCTCTGTTGGCGTACGATGAAGCGTTGACCACGTACACGTCGCCCCCCACTTTACCTTCGTTTAAATCCACGATTAGTTCACGAGGCTTAGGGGTAGTAGTAACGATTTGTTGCACCCTTGGTATACGAGGGTCACGCAAACGCATGGTGAACTGGGATTGATCCCATGCATCGTCAAGGTAATCAAACGCGGCAAGCTCGTCAAACCAGCCACCATGGAACTGTTTACCACGATACCGCTCTGGCTCTGAACCAGGTATGCCTTGGATCATCGAGCCGTTTTTAAGCGTAATCTCAAACAGCGATTTGTTATACGTTTCAATGAGTTCTGGCGGAATGATGTTAAGCAACCCCGAGTCACCCTCAAAACATGTTGCACGAATGTCGTTAGAAGTCGGAGCGGTAACGAGCCAGCGGGTGCCGTTGTATAGAGCTGCTCGCAGCCCAATCCAGTTGGATGCAGTGTAAGTCTTACCCGCACCACGACCCGCCAGCATCAGCATGGTGTTGTACTCACCGTCTTCTGGCTCACGCTGGTGAGGCAGTGCTTGAGTTTCCCAGCGCACACGCCATAAGGCTAGGGCAAGCTCGTCTTTGGGCCAGTGTTGTTTTGTTGCTGCAAAAGACGCTAAGATCTTTTCTTGTTTTTGGTTTAATGCCATATTGGTAAAAACCCTTGACCAACTACAAACGGCACATCCGTTTCAATGTGCACCGCTGGTTTAGGTTCTATGCTCTCCACTTTGGTTATCATGCGCCTTTTGTTACCTTTGGCGCGCTGTTTGTCTGGTTGCTGTAAATGTAGTGGTATGTCAGTTTTAAAAGTTAACTGGTGGGTAAGTGACGTGCGGTTATCAAACACTTGCGTCTTCATTCCCAGCGATTCACAGATCCCTTGCAATGTAATTAAAAACCGCAAGCTACGGCTAAAGATTAAAAAGCGATCTAGTTCAAGATTGTAACACCCTGGTTTCATCGCAACCAATCCTCTTAAAAACTCAATCCTCTGATCGACCGAACCAAAGGTGTACTCGACTGGCAGTTTGGTGGGAATGGTTGGGTAGCGGGTTAGAAAGCTGACGTTAATTGATTGTTTAAAAGTTAAAGTGTTGCCTTTGCGTTCTGTATACCAACCGTTAGCTCTAATTTTCTTTTGGACATAATCAATCCATTCTGGCTCAAAAGTAAATTTGATTTTAGATCTTTGCTTGGCTGCCCATAATCCCACAATAAACGGTGGCACTGGGTGATCTTCATAAGGGAAGTTTAAAGGCTTGGCATTTTCAATTGAGAATATATTCCAGCCTCGTTTATCTCTTAATCCTTTTTCAATAAACTGCTCAGGGGTATAATACTTTTGAGAATAATGGCGTTTATATTTACCTTTATGCCGAGATTCTCTTTGGCGGTTTTGCATGGTAAATGCTGGAAAGGTAGTATGATTATCTACTTGGATATATACCCCATCCTTTAACTGCACATCAAACATTTGGTGGGGAGTATAATGCTGAACCGTTTTAATGGGGACAGGATATCCATCCCAAGAATATACCAAGTCATCTACGGTTAATTGATGTGCTAGTTTCCAACCACCAATAATCGGTACTGGCGTATCACTTGCTATTGCCAATTAGCCATTTCCTTTGCTGCCCAATTATCCAACCAAATATTAATCGGGCCTCTTAACCGATTGACAATTGGGATAGGCAATTTACGAACATCCATAAAACCATTTACCGACAATCGGAATTTCAAATATCGCAATACATCTGGGTCAATGATGTCAGAGGGCACATCGACCGTATCAAAAAAGTATTTACTACACACCATTACCCGGATCCCACCAATGTCTTTATTGGGGCGCTCTAGCAAACCCTTGATTTGGTAAACATACAGACTAGACATGGGCTGGGCTTATTTTGAACACACGAGGCAGCTTTCCAGCTTGCCGCCGTTTTTTCTCTTTCGCTGCCAAGTCACGTGCATAAGCTTTTTCAAACGCTTCTCTACTTAGCCAGCGTTCGCCACGGAATCCGCTTGCAAGCAAGTCCGTGCGGTAGTTATAAAAATACATTCCGTTAAACACTTCTCCGAAGCGGAACGGTTGTTGGGTTCTGGGGTTTAGTCTCTTCATACATCTACTTATGCAAATTCTATACAGAAGCCGCCCTAACTGTTGCGTTCATCGTAGTTCTATACATTCTATGGCTCGGATAAGTTATTGATTCCAAAGAGAATTCCAGTTTAAAAGACACAGAAGACACAGAAGACAGGGTCAAATCGCATATTACCCCTATATATTTATTTTATTTTTTTAAATTAAAAAATAAAAAATAACATATTACTGTGGATACCCTGCCTCCAAAACGCAAAAAACGCTGTTTTTCTTTTTAGAATCATGGACTTAGAGCGAGCCACAATATGTATAGAACTATCCACAGTATGTATAGAAGCAAAAAAAATATTAATTAAATCAGTAACTTACAAACAGCCCAAAATCCATAGAAGACAGGGAGTGTATAGAACTTAAAGGGTGTTCATCCTAGTTCTATACAAGTCTTAGGGTTTTTTCAAAAAAAAATATAGGAAATTGCAAAAAGCTTGCTTTTGGTGTGAGCCTCCCGCGCCCCAAAACAAGGGAGTCAAAAAGGGGTGTGTGGCGTCAAAACAACACCCCCTTGCCTTGTTGCAGAATAACAACGCAGCAATTTGACAATATGGTGCACTGCAACATGGTGCAACGCAACATTGTGCTAAGTAAGTGAGTGGCCACTCACAACCTGGCAAGTGAGCAACTACTAACTTGGTGCAATGCAACATATTGCAACGCAACAATTAAGTAAGTGAGTACTTACCAACTTGCTGCAACGCAACAATCAACTAAGTGAGTGAGTACTTACTAACCAGGTTGATCGGGTTGTCCAGTTTGCCAAACTGTAAGCGTGCACGAGATGGGAAGAGCGATCTCTTCTATTTATTGTGCAATGCGACAATGTAGCAATGTATTAATGTAATGCTTAGGGTTTACCCTATTAGGGTTTTTAGTTTACTAATTTATTGCACAATCTCTTAAAATTGTAGTATTAGGTTAGTACTATCCTAATTAACTAAACTACTGGAGGGTTTATATGCAACAAAAACAATTGATTAAAACCATTAAGCAAGCAATGGAAATTATTGGAGGGTTATCTGCTCCCTCTAAAATGCCATGTTCTAGCTATTCAATATCCGCTAAGCGTTGCAATACTGGATCCAAGCTTGCAAAAATAGAGGGTACAGTTTGCCATAACTGTTACGCTCTCAAGGGTAACTATGTAAGATATGCAAAAACAATAGATACCGCTCATGAGCGGAGATATCAAGCATTATCTAATCCACAATGGATAGAGGCAATGTCTTTTATTATTAATAAGCTAGCTATGCAATATTTTAGATGGCATGATAGTGGAGATATCCAGTCATTCCAACACTTGCTTAATATTGTGAGCGTTGCAGATAATTGCCCTACTACTCAATTTTGGATCCCAACAAAAGAGAGTAATTTAGTAAAACAATATCTAGATACTTTTGGAGCATTCCCTAATAATTTAATTGTGAGAGTATCCGCAACAAAAAGGGATAGTAATCCTCCAAAATTCCAGTTTACTAGTACAGTACATTTAGCCAATAGTGCAATAGGTACAGAATGTCCTAGTTAT